ATATGACGAATGCCTGCGGGTTATGGATCCACATGGGGAGTATCTATGGCACGACGTGTTTCCTGATCTGAGCATCAGCAACACGAACGCGAAGGACTGCCGGATTGACATCGGGAAGCGGAAGCGGTTTGAAACGCTGGAGTTTACTTCAATCGGAAGCGGGAATGCCGGTCTGTACCGGGCTCAGCGGCTGCTGTACTGTGATGATCTCGTGAGCGGACTTGAAGTCAGCCTGAGCAAAGAGAGGCTGGACAAACTGTGGGATGTGTATACGACGGACCTGAGACAGCGGAAGATTGGTGACCATTGCAAGGAACTGCACATCGCGACCCGCTGGTCGGTCCATGACGTGATCGGCAGGCTGGAGGAGCAGTATGAGGGAAGCGACCGGGCGAGGTTCATCGTGATTCCTGCGCTGAACGAGAACGACGAGAGCAACTTTGATTACAAGTACGGGGTTGGGTTCACGACAGCATTTTATCACGAGCAGCGGGAGATCATGGATGACGTGAGCTGGAAGGCGCTGTACATGAACCAGCCGATTGAGCGGGAAGGCCTGCTGTATACGTCGGACGAACTGCAGAGGTACTTTGAACTGCCGGACCGGGAGCCGGACGCGATCCTGTGCGTGTGCGACACGAAGGACCGTGGGACGGACTTCTGCTCCATGCCGATTCTGTATCAGTACGGGGAGAAGTTTTTTGTGGAAGACGTGGTGTATGACAACGCGAACCCGGAGATTGTGGAGGCGAAACTGGTGCAGAAGTGCCTGGATCACAAGGTGCACATGGGGCAGTTTGAGAGCAACAGCGCCGGTGGCCGGGTGGCCCAGAGCGTTCAGGAGAGAATCCGGGAAGCTGGGGGGCGGACGAAGATCACGACGAAATACACGACGGCCAACAAAGAGACAAAGATCATCATGGCGAGTCCGTATGTGAAGGAGCATTTCCTGTTCAAGGATGACAGTGTAGTGAAGGACAAGGAGTACAGAAAGTTCATGAACGCAGTATGCTCCTACAGCATGGAAGGGAAGAACAAGCATGATGACGCTGTCGATAGTTTGGCAATGGCGGCGGAGTATGTACAGAGCTTCGCGCTTCAGAAGGCTGTACCGATGAAGAGGCCGTTCTGATTATTTTTTTAAGAAAGAATAGCACATAAAAGGTTATAGATAACACGAAACGTGTTGACAGATGGCAGGAAATAGGGTACAATCAGTATAGGCAGGACTATCTGTGTCCTGCTGCGTGGACGCTGAGCAGCGATGATGGCTTGTTCGGCGTCTTTTTATTTCCTGCAGAAAGGAGGGTACGGACATGAGCGGAGATCGGATCAGCGACGTTTACGACGTGAGCGTTGTGACGGAGGCGGACAGGATGCGGAGCGGGTCCGGACCGAGCGGACTGCACGGAAGGCGGCAGATTTTTACCGGGGAGCGGGAGATCACGCGGGAGAACGTGATTGACGTGCTGCGGGAAGCTTTGCCGACGCACCGGAAGAACCGGGAAGAGATGATCTACCTGGACAGGTACATGCGGGGGATCCAGCCCGTGCTGTGGCGGACGAAGCAGTACAACCAGGAGATTAATAACAAGATTGTGATCAATCTGGCGAACCAGATTGTGAACTTTAAGGCAAGTGAGTTTGCCGGGGAACCGATTCAGTATGTGAGCCGGAGCGAGAACAAGGGCGTTCCAAAGAAGGTGAGCAAGGTCAACTCCATGATGATTTCGGAAGGGAAACAGACGAAGGATCTGGAGATGGCCAAGAAGATGTTCATCGGCGGGGTCGGGTACCGGCTGACGATACACGATCAGGGACGGGGCGGAAAGGCGCAGTACCTGGACGAGGCGCCCTTTGAGATTTACATCCCGGACCCGTGGAACACGTTTGTAGTGCGCTACAACGACGTGAGCAAGCGGGTGGTCATGGGCGTGACCTACGTGTTTAAGGAAGCGAAGAGGACGGCGTCTGGCGGCTCAGGGATTGAGTATCCGGCTGGAGCATACGGCGGGGCCTACGCGGATGGCACGGGGGTCGGCGGAACCGGAGGCGTGGAGTACACGGTCTACACCCCGGACGTGACCTACACGATTGTGGACGGGGACGGCGGCGAGATGCGGATCACGCGGGAGGACCGGCACAACTTCGGGCTGGTTTCTTTGGTGGAGTATCCGTGCAACAGCGAGCGGATGGGCGCCTTCGAGGTGGTGCTTCCGCTGCTGGACGCCTACAACCTGAGCGCTTCGAACCGGCTGGACGCGATTGACCAGTTTATCCAGGCGCTGATGGTGTTCGACGGGATCGACGTGGAGACCGAGGACATCAAGCTGATGAAGAGCGAGGGAGCCGTGAAGCTTCCTCCGGCCCAGAGCAACGTGGGCGGCGGCGGGAGACGGCTGTACTACCTGAACGAGCAGCTGGACCAGAGCCAGACGCAGACCTTTGTGAACGACATGTACAAGACGATTTTGCAGATCGTGGGCATGCCGGCGCAGGGGGACGGGAGCAACAGCGACAGCAGCAACAACGGGGCCGTCATCATGAAGAACGGATGGTGGCACGCGGAAGCGAGGATGCTGGAGACACAGAACATGTGGAAGGCGTCCGAGATGGAGTTCCTGCGGATTGTGCTGAAGATCTGCGACGACGCGAACGTGCTGACGGGGCTGAAACTGAGCGATCTGGAGCCGAAGTTCTGGCGGCAGAGCTACGAGGACCTGCTGGTGAAGACACAGAGCTTCAGCACCCTGCGGAGCTCCGGTATGCCGGCCATTCAGGCGTTTACCTACAGCCACCTGAGCAAGGACCCGGAGAGCGACGCGATCATCTACGACGCGTACCAGGAGGAACTGGCGAGGCGGCTGGACGAGAACGACGGCATCCTGACGGAGGAGAACCTGCGGGACGAGGAACGGGAACAGCGGGAGGACGCGGCGGACGACGCGGAGGCTGAACTTGAGCCCGGAACGAGCTCCGGAGGGGAGCAGAGCAACGCCATGTACGGCATCTGCCCGATCTGCGGAAAGCGGTTTAAGAAGAGCTATCCTGGGCAGATGTACAACTCCATCGCCTGCGCCAACAAGGGCCGGAAGAGCCAAGCCGGACAGGGCGGATTCGGCGTGTGACGGGACGGTGAGCGGGCATGAGAGAGGTTGATTTCTACGGCCCCGCTGACCGGGCGGTTCAGAGCATGAACCGGGAGATTGTGCGGGACTTCGGGACGCTGAGGATGGCGAAGTTCGACGAGCTGAACGTCATCCGGGACGTGAAGGCCGTGTACCGGAAGCAGCGGCGGAAGGCGCGGAGCCACTTCTACGAGATGGCGATGGAAGCCTTCCTGCTGGGGATGTACCTGTGCGGGATCAGCGGGAAGAAAGCCCAGAAGATGGCGGACGACCTGATTACGCTGGAATGGGTGGACGCGATCCTGGGCGAGGTAAGCCCGGTAACGAAGTACCGGTTCGACACGGAGACGGAGCGGAAGGCCCAGAGGCTGGCGGAAGCGCTGATCGGGGCGGCTGCGGCGGTATCCGGGACGCCTGAGGAGGAGGAAACCGGAAAACAGACCGGAGTCTCCGGAGGGGGCGGACGGAAACATACGGGACTGGGACACGGGGCCGAGATCGACAAGGCCATGCGGGACTGGAGCCGGCAGGTTGGACAGGAATCCATCGAGATCACGGACGCGGCGGTGATGGAAGCCTACGAGGCGGCGGGAGTCGCCCGGGGCATGTGGGTGACGGAGCGGGACCAAAGAGTCTGCCCGGACTGCCACCAGCTGGACGGGAAGGTTTTCCTGCTGTCGGAGGTTCCCACGAAGCCCCACAGGAACTGCCGGTGCAGGATCATGCCTGTTATGAGCGATGCGGAAACAACGGGCTGAAGCCCTGGAGGTGTCTGGATGAATGAAGCAGCCGGAATGGACCATCGCGGAGGAAAAGCCGGGGCCGAACCTGCGGATGCGGATGGGGGCGGACATGAAGTTCCACTTTGAGGACCCAGCGCTCCGGAAACGGGGCGGGGACGCGGAGAACGTTGAGTGGATGGAGTTTGATCCGGATATCCTGCTGAGACCGGAGATTGACATGATATGACGGTGTCAGACGGCGGAAACGCCGTTTTACATACCGACCAGAGAAGGTCGTTAAACAACGCGAAAGCAGAGAGAACTGCTACATCAAACGCAAAAATAAAGACGGTCGGAGATGACCTAAAAGCGCAAAGGAGACGGAAAGATGCTTAGAAACAGAAACGGATACTGGATGAGCCCGAAATGGTTTGCGGTGTTTGCACCGGACGAAGGCGGCGGAGAGAACGGCGGTGCCGGGACCGAAGGCGGTTCCGAGAGTACCGAGGAGACCGGCGGAGAAGAGGATGGGGACGAAGATCCC